GTCTGATGACTCAATGCACCGGAAGGTGTAGTCCCCGGAAATGCCTACCTCTGGTCTATAAAAGGGAGCAGGTCTCGCGGATGGTAAGTCAATTTTTAACTGAACATTGTTTGCGATTTGAGTCAGAAAATCTTCGGTAAGTTCACCGATAGACAGTGCAATCTTATCCCCTTCGCGTTCAGCAGACAAAATCGAATAGAAGTCTTGACCTACTACGACTTTCCCGGAAAGAAGAGCACGGTTTGATGCGATTTCTTCCGAGTCGTATATTACAATAATATTGTCCCAACTACGGATTTCGTAAATGCGAGGAACGACATAAGAATTGTATACACCGAAAGTCCCAGACAGCAACTGTCGTTTCTGGTCCGGAGTGGAAACAAGTTGCCCCCAATAGTTCGGTCCATTCCATCCCAACATCTGGGCAAGGAAGTCCAGTTGGCCTTCTACCCGTTGCTCAACTTCGGATACAGACGTGGCCTGGTCGGGGGTCAAGTAAAGGTTCGTAGAGTTACGAAGTTCAAACTGCTCGGGGTTGAAAGAACTTTTTACTTGTGTCATTTATGCCTCCAGTGTAATTTGTTCTTGCGTCAAAGTTTTATACTCTTGTTTCATCGCTTTTACCGGAGACATCCACAAAGAGGAGTAGTCGGAAACTTGCTCGTACATGTCAATCAGGTCTTCGTCAAAAGGAACGGTCAACCAATCGGCCACAGGTGTGTAATCCCTGTTGATGATGCTTCTCCTATCCTCAATATCAATAATAGTCGAGAAATCATCCACATCCACTTTTGCTAAAAAACAGTAGTTAACCGGGATGTCCTCTCCTTCGGAGTTTTTTACTGTCTGAGGCGCCGTTCCCTCGGGATACATTACCAACACCGAACGCAAAGTCGGTGTGGCAAAAGAGGTCAAGAGGGTCAAAGTTCCGGAAACGGTAATCGCTTGAATGGAGACTTTGGGACTCGAAAACTTCACAACCCATGAGTTGATTGGGGCAGGGACTGAAGGGGCAAACTCAAAGTACTGCCCCGTGGAGTCTTTCTGAACTGAGACTGTCTGGGCCAGAGTTTCGCTACCGTTCTCCACATAAAATAAGGAGGCATCTCCAGAGTAGGATGTTCCGACAGGGCACCTTAAGGTAACTTTTTCATATGTGTGAGAAAGTTCGCTTTCCCAACCGATGTAAGCTTCGGCAGGTTGCAGATTGCTATGGAAAAACAGATCCTCATTTGACCACGACAAATCGTTTGACCCGAGGAAAGCATTTTTTGCTACCTTGCGCCAACCGATAATATCGTCAGTGCTACTTGTAATTGTCAGGGGTTGACCCTCAAGAGAAAAGTCCGTCACACTGTAAGAGAGAGGGACGGGTGAATCGTCGTAAGAAAGCTGGTAGGCAAGATCGTATGCCCCGCTTCCTACACCAAGAACCGAAAGGTTTACAATTGTGGGCAGCACTTTGGTGCTCCCGAATTTCCACACTATGTCTCCCGAGTTCAACAACAAGTTTTCCTTGTTTCCAGAGGGGACAACTTCGAGAGACCCTACGCCGCTGGAACCGTTTCCGGCGGGTATGTAAACATATCCCACTTCCTCAATCTTTTCACCTACAAACGTGTTTCCGATTACATTTGATTCGGTAACTACATTGTAGAAAAAGATTTGGTAGTTCTCGCTTGTAGATGGAAGTCTCCGGTAAATAGGTCGCCCGTTTACGTTCCACTCGGTCGGACGACTCTCAAGTTCATTTACCCTTATGTACTGAGAGGACAGGGCTTTGATATCCGTATTACCGGTGGATGTTTGGATTTGGGGGATGACCCCTCCGTTTACGGGAGTGAGAATCTGGCTCATAGCTTCAGTGTCCCGTCATTATACACTGGTGGTGCATAGGGGTACGTTGTCCCCGAATACCACGAAAGTTGAGGAACCTCATTCAAAGTATCAGTGTTTTCCCAGACAAATCTCACTTCTTCTTTTGAGTTTGAGAAACCTTGACCGCCTTTTGGTATAAGAGTGATACTAGCAATGCCTAATTTAATTGCAGAGATATCCCGACCAAGTTGAGACAGAATGTCTTCTTCGCAGGTGTATTTGTCCACATACCGAAGAAGATTGCCCTCGAACTCTTCAATACGTGCTGTATTTGTCACTGTTGAGTTAGTCCAGTTCACTACCGTTTCCTCGGGAGTGAAAGACTGCATCACTCGATATAAATTTTTTCCATCTTCGTCTACAATGGTATCCTCAGCATACTTGGTATACTCCGGGTTGAAAAACGGTATGTAGTTCGCAGACTCAAACTGCTCAGTCACATAAGTTTCAGTTTCTACAAACACCCCGTTTTCTTTGTAAATGTAAAACTTAAACAACGGATGAACGTTTGTTGTGGCAGTGTATGAAATAACTTTCGTACCTTGGCGGAAGAAAGTGCGATCCCCTTTGAAGAAGCGGAACATCCGGGTCGATTCTTTGATCGCACCCGAACTAAGTCCGGCATAAAACTCGGTGTTTTGGGCGGGGTTGATGTAAAGTTTATAGATCAGCCTTTGATCAACCAGGTCTCGGGCTTTTGTGCTGGTCGGCGTGAAGTCCTTGGCAGCAATGTAATACTCAGGTTCGCTGATTGCGTTTTCTCGGTATTCGAGGTAGGTCAACACCGGGAACCGGGGTTTATAGCGAGCCACGGGTAAGCCGTCATCACTATTTTGAATGATGATTTCTTTTATTGTTCCTTGTTCAACCAGGTCGTCAAAATAAGTGCTAACTGTTTGCCCATCTGGCACATAAGTGAAAGTGTTGACTACTTTTGCGTATTTTGTGACAACCCCTTGACGAGTATCTATATAGTCATAGTAAGGATCCACTTGGGGGTTTGGCCCGGAGCCTATTTGACGGGTTTGTACCCAGCTATCTGCGATGTAAGATTGCCCTGGAACGAGAACCTGGGGTGTAACTGGCGAACCGAGCAAAGTAGCGGCTTGAGCACCTGTGATGTCGTTCGTGGAGGGTTGCAATGTGAAGTTTTTGGCAACGATCCAAGCAAATGCCCCTGGGCGCTTGCTCAAGGGTACGCTTGAGCCAGGGTCAGGTATGAACTGACCATCCCCAGTAACGTAGTCGTATTCTATGATCTCGGGAATGTAGGATGTGCCTACGGTGGCAATGTAATCATTACCTACAACCCACGGAGAGTATACCGTAGCGCCCGTGATTTTTCCTCTGGAGATTGCCACGGGGACATCGTCCTGAGTACCGATAGTCAAGTTTTCCAGAACGATGTGAATCTCACCGTCGCCACCATCGGCCAGGTCCCAGTAACAAACTTGGCCTTTAGAGTAGTTCCCGGAAACAAGTGATGCAATCTGCTGGAGTTCCAGATTCCCGTAAATAGTTTGGTCTTTCTTATCTGAAGAGTAAGGTGTGAAGTTAGAAACAACTGGATAGAAAACTTCGATCGGAAGGGTCGTCTGAACCAGATCTCCCTCACTCAAGAGAGAACCTTGCGAAGAAAAACCTAAAACATTTGTGTATGTTGCAGCACCCGGTTCCAGCAGAGGGGGAGTGTTGTAGGCAGCACTCAACTCAATGTGCGGATCCACAAACCGTGTGTTTGCGTCGAAAGTGGAGTAGAAAGCAGCATCAACGTCGCTTACCGTAGGGTTAGTCGTCGATGGAAACACATTGCCTGGTTGCAAAATCTCAAACAACCGGTCGCGAAAGTTTAATGAAGTGTTTTTTAAATCATCTGCGAACACACCACCAGTGTCCACTTCAAGTTTAATATCGTATTGAGCTTGGCTTAAAGTGATTGGGTAAAGGTGACCTTGGTTTTCAACAGGCACAGAATAGTTTATAACTTTTTGCCCACGCAAAAGTTGTTCTTCGTTTAACTCAACACCGTTTGGCCCAAGAACAAAGAAAGAAACTTGACCGTTGGGTTTCAAATAGTCGGTCAAATAGTTGTAAGTGCCTCTGTTCGGGCGGTTGGGTTGAACCGAGGTTTGCGTCCCAGTACCGTAAAAATCTGTGAAAAAGTCCTGCCAATCCTCTGCGCTAACTGGGTTACGCCGACGAATCAGAGTAAAAAACCTTTCTTGAACTTCCTGGTAGGTCTCTACATCGCTCCCCCCAGAAGCAGGTTGGGGGTTTGTTACTGTTACACCATTAAGATTAATCGCAGGAAGACCAGTAATGGAGTTGGATGGAGCATTATATACCGCACCAACATACTGGGAAGACACCGAAATAAAGACGCTTGACTCCCCTGGTGGGATCACCGTTTCTGTCGGAGAAACAAAAGTAAAAACTTCTCCACCCGTCAAATCCGAATCTGTGGTGAATGCTGTACCTGCCGGAATTGTTGTGACAGTGTTTGTGGGAGTTACCGAAACTAGCAAACGAGCGACTGCTGGAGTACCGAGGCGGCGCATTGCCCCTAGAAACGGTCCGATCCACTCCAGGAGTATGGATTGAGGGAGCTGGTTAGCCCAAAACAGAAACTCGCCTTGTGAAAAAGCTTGCCCTTCGAGCAATGCGGCAAGAGGGTTCCCAGAAGAGAAATCATTTAGGGTTTGACCCGATGCCTCATACACTCTTTGAGCGGCATCTTGAACAATCTGTGCCTCGTTTCGAGGGTCAATCGAAACTGATGGCAGGGGGGAATAACGTGGCACCGGTCACCTCCTTAGGCAGGGCAGATTACTTCAGAGGTTCCGCCAACCCCGTAGTTATCACAAGTTGGTTCTGTAGCAGAGTAATATATACCGTTGTCAATACTGAGGGTATCGAATAAGAAATTCACCCACTGATCAACAACCTCTTTTGTTACAATATCCTCTGACGCAAGAGCAGCGAACTTTTGACTGACAGTAGGTGAAGTAGAACCGTTTCCATGCGAAAACTTATCATTTGTCGTGAAACTCTTTGGAGCATCTCTGCGATTATTGGCAGGGTTCCCTGCTTGAAGGGGGTCGTACCCGAAGTTCCAAACACCAGTAACAGTTTTGAATCCCGAGATGGGGATACCTGCCAGCAGTTTTCCGTTGCCGTCAAGTTCGGGTTGGTTTCCGGTTAAAGAAACATACGCATAATCCAAACCGTTGGGACCCGTACGCACCAACGAGTTTAAACCCAGCGGAGGGTAGTGATGGTCTAGGTCTTGACCGTCAAAATAAATTTGTTGGAATCCGTTCAGGAACTCAGAAGTGACAATTACGCCTGAACTAAAGGTGGTCTTACTCATACAGTGACGGGCCGCCATTTCGTTATTTGGTTTTACCCCTGCTTACAAAAAGACCCCCGCCGAAGCGAGGGTCGTAATCAAGTTCAGTTTAGATCAAGTCCGATCAAAATAGTTGACGGTGTATTCAACTTCGATGGTCTGAACGTCGCCGCTTTCGCGGTCAACGTCAGCGGTTGTGATGCTTACAAACTGACATTCGTAACAGGTGTATTGACCACCTGTGACAGCAGAACCTGAACCAATGCAATCACGAGGAGTGACGGTAATGGTGATAGGTTCGCAATTGTAGTCGATCCAGAATTGCTCGAGAGCCTTGAAAACCGCCGGGTCGTAAGGAGCACCGAGGGTTACATTGTCGGCAGTCCGAGGACCAACAATGTGGTACAGACGATTGCCTGTGCCGTTAGCGTAGGTGCTGCTGTCGGAGGAATCGTTGATTCCACTGAAAGTGGTAAAAACTGAAGTAAACGTAGGACCGCCAAGAGCGGTGAAACTTACTTCATACTGAGCTTTTGTAATCGGGCGAAGAATTGCCATGATAAGACCTCCTAAGTACTAACAACCCTATCAAGGATTGCTGAGGATGTCTGAAACCATTGCACCAGAACCGATAAGACCCGAAGCACCGAGACCAACAAGGTTGACCACACGCTCAACGGTAATCTCAGCGCGGACCACGCGACGCTCACGGATATAGTACTCAGGACGAACGGCAGGAGTGCCGGTCAACTGATAAGTGTAAGCGAAAGCAGGAGTAGCAGCATTAGCGCCGCCAGCAGGCATTACGCTGTCGCTAGGACCGTTGGGGCTGTAGAACAGCAGGAGTCCGTTAGCGGGGAAGGTAGGTTGCAAGGTGCCGTTGGAGTCCAGATAACGACCTTCAGCAACACGCAGGCCACGCTCGAGACCGAAGTAGCGAGCCAGCATGTCGGTGTCGATGCTGTCGGCGGTGGTGTACTTGATACGCTCAAGGATCGCTTGGCTAGACAGCAAGGTGTCGAACACAGCGGTACCCATGACCATGGAGTTAGGGCGGATACCGATTTGATCGGCAACGGCACGCTTCAGGGTCAGGATGTCTTTGATGGGGTCAGCAGTGCTGGTGGCCCAACCGGCAGGACCGGTAGCACCGGCGTAAGCGGCTTCGAAATTAGACCAGTCGGTAAAACCGAGACCGTCCTGATTACCAGCGCCAGAGTTGGCCTCGTAAGGGTTGTAGGTAGCGGTTACGGTGACAGCCTGAGAAACAGCGTACTCATAGGCGTTCATCAGGCGAGACATTGCGTTGCGAGTTTCAATCGCACGCAGGTCAACCTGAGCAGGACCTTCGCCAGCGTTCTCGATGACTTCCTCGGGCAGTTCCCAAGCCACGACTTCTTGCTCCAGAGCATAAGGCTCGGAGTCGTAACGGCTTTGAACGTAAGGAATGTTGGTGCCATAAGCACGACGGAAGTCGTTGATGGCGAACTGCTCTTTGCCGAAACGCAGAATCCGACCAGCACGGGTCGGGGTGTCAACGACGGGAGCAATAAAGTTGGCGATGTTAGTCGCCGGAAGCATAAAACCTTGTGCAAGCGTAGTCAGAATAGGATCTACGCCCGCATAGGTTGCGGACAGATTCATCATGAGATTTAAATCTCCAAGTAACCAGAGTTGTCTTCAAATGTGTGCACACAGGGCTGGGGCTTATACCACATAAGGAAGCCCAGCCACTTAACTATCAGAGGAAGGAAACCAGAACCATCTTACGGCCAGCGATATCAATGATCTCGCGGACCTGGGGCTCAGAACCGTTCATGGTCACGGCAGTACCACCACCATCGGCTTGACCGAGGTTGTTTACTGCGAGCTGACCGCCGATAGCAGGAATAGAAGCAGCACCAGGAGCAACCTCAACCAGCAGCAGACCGGAGCGAGCAACGGTCACCTGACGAGCAGTCTGAGGGGAAGCGATGGCGGAAGGCATGTAAGACTGGTTCACACCGACGTATATTGTGGAACCCGTATCGATTGGGGAGCCAACTGTGCCGTCGGCAGCGAACAGAGTGAGGAGGCGGAATTCACCCATTTCCCAGGTGCTGGTATTGCCAACACCGGCTTCAAAAGTTTCAGCGTAACGGATGTATTGCTTTCCGTACACTGGTCCTGCATTAGTAGCCATAATTTTATCCTAAATGAAGAGAGGAGTTAAAGTTTTTTACCCTCAACGGTACTCAACGAAACAGCGACAGTTCGCGTAACATTGACAACCTTTGCCGGGCATAGGGGATTCACCGAAAGGGACCCACCCTTCGGCATCGTATCGACGACAATCTTTACAAGTTCTCTTGTCATTTTTAGCGACCCTTCTCATTTCTTTGTATCCTTGATCCCGGGCAACCATATATTCGCCTAGGCTAAAGAAAGAGAAAGTGGGGCGAGAGAGGTAGTTAACTACTCGTGTCAGCAAAGAAGGCCAAGACTGCCCACGGGCTCTACCTTGAGACGCTTCGATTTCCCCTTGCTCTTCCGGATCTATGTCCAAGAGCGGGTTGTCCGCTAAAGCTAAAGCGTTTGCAAGGTCGTAGTCAGCGAAGTCTACAGTCTGGTCTCCTAAGAGAAGCACTCCGTTGTCGATATATTCTTTGGTCTCTGCCAAAAACTTTGTAAGAGGTGGAAGCATGTCGCCAACAATGACAGGCCATGCTTTTTCCATCTTCTCGGTAGGTTTGTCATTTTTCGCCCCAAGAATCACAGCGGCCAGAGCCGAGGTGAGGGTATTATCGAGCATCGAGCGCTCGTATTCCTCCCACCTTATCAGTTTATCTCGGAGTCCTTTTACCAAGCCCAGTGACACTGTCTCCATCTGTTTCTCCAGACGAGACTGCGATTTGTATTTTCTCGCTAGAGTTTTGGCCTGTTCGAAGTAATCTCCCCTACGCTTGGTAGCCATGCTAACGAGAGAGAGAAGATCCACAGCTAATATTAGTAGTCCACGAGTGGTTTTACCCTATTCTAACTCGGAGAGTCGGATCTATCCCTCTCTTCTTTTGCCACAGAGTAAGAGGGCCAGATGTAGACACTTTCCCCGTAACCAGGCATTTCCACTTCTGTTTATTAGTAACCGCCACCATGTTGAGAGCTCTGACACTTTTACCGTCAGAGTTTTTACTACTATGGCCTTTTTTCGCGTTGATTACAGCGCGGGTACTCTTCCCTTCTTCATTTTTATCTGCGTATCCCCTCTTTGCTCCTTCGCTCTTCTTCGTCCGATCCCCCAGTGCCCCGCCTTTCTGTCCCATTTTTACAGCATGTTCGCTCTTACCTTCTTTGTTTTTCTTCTCGTGACCTTTGCGGGCACCTCTTTGCCCGGCTTCAGAAGCCTTTTCAATGAAGTACTGACAGCTATGCCATACGTTGCTGTGGAACCAAGGGCCACAGACATAGAGATTGGTAGGGTCGTTGGTGCCCTCCTCTGATACCGGTATTCTGTGATGGACGTGCTTTCCCTTCATTTGCTCGCTGGTCAATCCCCAGTTTTCACGAGCTATGGTTCGATACGGCCTCGTATCCACCTTTACAATAGAGACATCTCTGTCCATACAAAAAATCCTCTGAAAGATTATACCTCCAGAGGACATTAGTAAAC